CGAGGAAGCCACCGAGAGAACCGGCTTGGGCGCGTTGGCCGCGAAAGGAATCAGCTTGATCCCGGCCGCTTCCGCCATGCGGCCCTTGTCCACGACGTAGTGCTGGGAGTAGAGATCGTTGATGAGCTCGACTTCCTGCATCAACGAGGTGTACTCGTTGCCGCAGATGCCCATGACGATCGTTTCAGGGATGTCGTTTCCGACATCGTTGTCCATGAAGTTCTTGTTGATCTCGATGAGCTTGGCGTAGGTCAAGCCCGAGGTGGCGGTGACGGTGGTCACGCCGTCGTTCGCGGCCGTGACCTGGGTTCCCATGGTCCGCCCCGTGTAGACGGTGGCGAACTCCGCCGACGTCACCACGCGGTCGAACACGCGGGCCATGGCGCGAACGCAAGCCTTCGCGTACTCTCCCTGGGGGTTCTCCAGCATGCCGCGGACGTCCGCGGCGTCGATGGGCAGGGTCAGGACGAACCGCTGCCGCGCGATCTGGCGCCGGAGATGGTTGATGTCGGAGAACTGCACCGGCTGTTGCCGGCCGACCACCGGGGACGCCTCGACCGGGCCGAGGCCGTCGTAGGCGTATGTCTCACCCGTCATCGGGCGGACTTCCACGTAGGGGCGCAGGCGGGACTCCATCTGCTGCGCAAGCACGTGGACGTGATTGCTGAACTGGATGATAAGAGCGTTGTCGATCTTGTCGTTCGCCATGGGGTAAGTCCTCTCTAAAGTGCGGATTTAGCGAGTGACCGTATCCCCAGGCGGGCGGGGGTCCTCTCCGGTTTCCGTGGCGGACACGCGAAGGGGGCGCGATGCGCGCCCGTATCTTCTGCCGAAAATGTAACAGAAAAGTAAACGGCTGTCAATAGCCCTTTACGTTCCTTGCAACGCCGCGATCTCCTGACAGAGACGTTTGACCTCCGCGTTCGTCTCCGCGTGCTTCGGGTTCTGCCAGTCCGCGAAAGACTTGTCGGCCATCAAAGTCCGTACCCGTTCGTTGAGCGCACCGACGGTTTTCTCGCCGCCGCCCTCTCCGCCGGCCGGGGCCTTGCCGTCGAGGTCGCCCTTCGGGATGTACTTCTCCATGATCGCGTTGACCACCCCGGTCATCAAAACCATGTTCGGGTCGTCCATCTTGTCCAGGTGCGCCTTGAGCGCGGCGGGGGCGTTCTCCCGGATGGCCTTCATCGCCCGTTCGAGGATGGGCTTGTTCTGGTCGCCCAGCGCGGACTTGACGAGCGTGTCAAACTCCTGGGCCTTCTTGGCGTTCACGGCTTGCGCGTCCTTGTCCCGGGCCTGCCCGAACTCGCTCATCTTAGCGAGGAATCGCGCGGCCTGGCGCTTGTTGATGTTCCCATCGTGGAAGGCTTCTCTGACGGCCTTCAAGAATTGGAGGTCCGGCTTGGCACCCTGGGGAAGCGGTATCTCGTAGTCGTCGGGCTTATCGGGGCGGAACTGGCTGAAATGCTTGTCGAGGTCCGCGTCCGCGGCGTCGCGCGCCGGGACCGCCGGGCGTTTGCCGATGAGCGTTTCCGCGCCGTCGAGCTTCTTGAGCAATTCGGGAAGGACTTCCATGGCGTCCTTTTCGAGATACGGCTTCAAGTACTCCCGGCCCCGCAGTTCTTCCGATGCGACTTCTGATAGCTTAGGCATCCTTTTTCTCCTCCCCCGTGACCACTCCAAATTCCGCCACCTGCTCCGTCCGCGCCAAAATCTCCGGCGAGGCCAGCTTGCGCAACTCGATGTAGACGAGCCGTTGCGCTTCCTTGCACGACGTCGACATCTCGGAGATGTCGTTGTCCGTCTTCCGGGTCAGGCTGGTCTTATTATAGCCACATACTCGGAATAGGAACCCCCACATCACTTGGCCCGCCTCCGTCTTCAAAACCACGTCGACGGACTGGCGCAACCGCGCGGCTTCGCGCCTTGCGGCTTCCTGTGCGTCCTTCATCAACTCGTCGTGCGCGGCCTTTTCCTTTTCGTGCTCGGACGGCAACTGCTTTCCCCCGTAGCTTTTCATATGCCATCTCCCCCCTTTTACCGTCCCCCACCTGAAACCGCCGCCGGCGGCACCGCCGGGGTCGTCCCCAAAGCCGACCGGGCCTGCGCGCTCTTGAGTCCGATATTCGCGCCTTGTTCCGCCTGGTCGAGTTGCTGTTGCTGTTGCCGGACCTGAGCCTTCGTGGCCCGGAACTTCTTGAGCGCGTCCATCGTGCGGATGACCTCGATGGGCGCTCCGGTGCGCTCAAACACCTTTCGGATAACGTCATCGGTGTCCACGATGTCCAGGCTGTCCGGGATGACCGGGGCCAGCGCGAGTGACGTGTCCAGCGCGGTCAACAGGCCGCGCAGTTCTTCCGCCTGTTGGAACCGCTTGGCGGGCGAAATGTACTCGACCTCGAAAACGTTGAGCCCCGCCTGGAACGCCTGAACGACCGCTGCCGGGACCTCGACGCGCTCCGCGCCCGAAATGGCGTCCCACTTGCGCCGGAGCCGCGCCCCAGGGCCGTCGTTGACGATGCCGAAGTACCCTCGGCGAAACAAAATATTAAAGCTGCGTTCGACGAACGGGGTGAAGACCTCCTTCTCCTGGCGGGAGAACAAGCCCCCGACAGACTCGCCGCGAATCTTGTCGCGAACGGACGTCTCGTAAGCCGTCATCTGCGTCTGGTTGTTCAGGTCGAGGAGGCGGTCCAAGAAGAACGCTTGCGCGATCTTGGCCGCAAATTGCTTCTGCTGCTCAAGGGCCTGCTGAAACTCCCCGATGGTCTGCAACTGAAACACCGGCTTTTCATTCGTCTGCCGGCCTGACATATTGAAAACACTGATGGCCCCGGCGGACGAATCGACAACGCCGCCGCCAAGCCGCCCGTCATCCAGTACCCCGAGGGGCGGGTCGAGCGATTTCTCGGTCGCGACCAAGACGCCTTCCGTCAAAGCGTTAAGGGATTGAGCGTCGGGGAGCGCCAGCATACCGCAGGACCGCCCCAGGGCTTCGTCCAACTGCTTGAACAGCCGGCCGACCGCGACGGGCATCTCCTCCTCGCCATCCACCCGCAGGCGGGCGCCTTCGTTCAAAGCGATATGCACGACCCGTACCGGCATCCCGTAGATACCCGCGAGACGTTCCCCGCGCGCGTTCTTCTCGGGCTCCGCCGGCTCGATGACCACCAGAACGTCGACCGGCTCCTCCGCCGCAGAACCGCCTTGCTTGGCCTTCTCCGCGATCCGGGCCGGGATGTAATCTCCTTTCTTGCTGTACTCCTTGACAAGCTGGCGGACCTTGAGGGGGCGGACGTAGTAGACCTCATCCACGTAGCCCTGCTTCGTCTCCGCGATGCACATGTTCTTGACGCCCCAGGCGTCATAGACCAACGGGAGTTCTTCGTCGTTGTCCGAGTTGTCCTCGGTGTGGACGCCCGCGGTCCCGAAGATCCCGGTGTCCAAGAAATGCTCATGGAGCGCCATGGCGAGCCCGGCCCGGTCCTTGTCCATGTATTCGTGCATGACCCCGGTGGCCCACCGGAAGAACTCCTCCACGCCCGGGAGCTTGCGCAGCCGCTTGACCGGCCGCAGTCGAAACGACTTCGCGGCGTTGGGCCACATAAGGGAGAGGAAAAGGGACGCGAACAAATACGCTGAAAATTGACCCGTGTTGTCGAAGACGTCGGCCTGGAGGAACTGCCCCGGGATGATGACCCGGGTGAAATCCATCTTGCGCGTGAGGAGAATCTCCGCGAGGGCTTGGTAGAGGATGAGCCACGGGTGCTTCTCGGCTTCGAGTTCGTGGAAGCGCCCGACGTACTCCTGGGTCGTTTTCAGCGCGGACGGTTTCATATTTCTCCTCCCATCCCCGTCACGGACCCCCGGCCCGCGCCCTGCGTCTTCCCCCCTCCGCCGCCCCCGTACCCCAACCCGCTAAGGATCGAGTGCGCGGGGATGTTCCCGAACCCAAACGTCTGCCCGCTGCCGGCTTCCGTCGCGGCCTCTGCCGCCCGCGCCGCCTGTTCTTGTTTCAACTCATCGGCCTGCTGGTTCTCCAGCTTCTTCGCCGCGTCGGCCGCGTCGGATTGAGCCATGTAACTCATTACGCCCGTCGACACCGCCGTCGCTGCCGTCACGGTCATAGCAACCGCCGTGATCGTCGCCGGTTCCGCGAGACACATACCGGGAACCGGTGGAAACAACCACCGCAGAAAATGGTCGATGCCCAGCGTCAGGACGGCGACGAGGACCCACCCCAGCATCCCAACGCACTCGGGCCGGTCGGGCGGGGGGCTCATAGCGAACCCAAGCCGGTTGAAGAACCTCCGCGCCGTCGGAGTGTCATGGCTTATCGACGTCAACCGCCCGCACTTTGCCCGCGCCGCCCTCACCAATACCCGCAAATCCTTTAAGAACGTCTTGGCGTAGCCGGGTAAGCGTTTCGACGGAAAGATGAAGACCTCGTTCTTGACCATCGTGCCCACCCCCGCAACCGCGAGCACCTTCCCGTCCTCGCTCAGTATCGTCCGGGCCACGCCCTGCGCCGCGAGATACGCCATCGCCGGCCCCGCGCCGGCCCGCACCTTCTCATGTTCAGGCCGCAACTCGATTTCGTCTAGGTGGGAAGGGTCGAAGGGGACGATCATCCCAACGCTCTTTTGCGCGCCAACGACCGAAGACCGGAACGTGAGGGCTTCACGCCGCCCATTGTATCAGATGAATCAGGTTTACGCCAGTTATTTCCGCGCTCATCCTGCGCGGGGCCGCGGACTTCAAAGGCGAACGTGAGCCCGCAGGCGTCCGCGATATCGGTGGAGCAACCCAGGGCCTTGATGATTTCTTCCTTGGGCGCCATCTGCTTGAGGTTGTTTGCCGTCAGGCGGTGCATGGGGAGCGAGGCGAGGTCCGCCGCGATCTCGTCGCCGCCGCAGACCCAGGAGTCCTCCGTCAGCTTCTCCTCCCCCCCATTTGGTATTGACACGCCCCCGGCGTTCACCCACTCGGCCAACGACAAAAGCATTTCTGACCTTTTGTTGACATACT